CGCCGCCACCATCCACAAGTCCAAGTTCTTCGAGCACGGCGCCACCCCCAACCTGCTGGTGACCCTGCCGAAGGAGGTCCGCGCCGAGGACGCCGAACGGTTCGCAGAACGGTTCCGCGAAAACAACGAGGGCGTCCGCAACGCCTACAAGACGCTGTTCCTCGGCGGCGGCGCCGACGCCACCGTCATCGGCACCAACCTCCAGCAAATCGACTTCCGCTCCACCGCCGGATCGGACGAGACCCTCATCGCCGCCGCCGCCGGGGTCCCGGCGACCATCGTCGGCATCTCCGAAGGCCTCGCCGGGTCCAGCCTCAACGCCGGCAACTTCGCCCAGGCGCAGCGCCGATTCGTCGACGGCACGATGCGGCCCCTGTGGCGGTCCGCCTCGGCGGCCCTCGCGGCGATCGTGCGGGTCCCCGACGGCGCCGAGCTGACGTTCGACAGTCGCGACATTGCGTTCCTCCGCCAGGACGAACGCGACGAAGCCGAGATCCGGGTGTCGGAGGCGAACGCCATCCGCCAGCTCGTCGACGCCGGCTTCAACCCCGACGCGGTCATCGACGCGGTCCTCACCGGCGACATCGACCGGCTGACCGGCACCCACTCGGGCCTGTTCTCCGTCCAGCTCCAAGCCCCCGGCGCCGACACCCCGACGCCCGACGCGCCGACCCCGGCCCGCCGGCGGATCCCGGTGACGGAGGCACGTGGCATCGACGACGGGATCTACCCGCCGACGCCCCGCCAGGCCGCCGTCTACCAGGCGCTCGAGGACATCGTCGAGGTGTTCGGCCCGTTCGACCAGACCACCGGCCCCGACGGCGCCCACTACGTCGAGGCGTCACCGTTCGCCGCCGAGGGCATGGTGTGCTCGTCGTGCTACTTCTACGACGGCCCGCGCGCCTGCGAGATCGTCGGCGGGGACATCGCCCCCGAGGCGGTGTGCAAGTTCTGGACCATCCCGGCGCAGCTCATCCAGCCGCCCGACCCGGCCGCCTGAGCGGTTCCGTCCGCGTTCCGACGCGCCCCTGGGGAGGAATCACGCCGGCTCGTCCGGCCCCCGATTCCGTGGAGAGACGATGACCACCTACCCCCGCGAGAACCTCGTCCGCGCCGCGTTCGGTGAGGCGTCGATCGGTGACGGCCGCACCCTCGTCGGCTACCCCATCGTGTTCGACACCTGGACGACGATCAACAGCTACGAGGGCCAGTTCCGCGAGCGGATCGCCCCGGGCGCGTTGACCAAGACCCTGCGCGAGAACGCCGGGTCGGTCAAGGTGCTCTTCAATCACGGCATGGACCCCCAGATCGGGGACAAGCCGCTGGGGCGCGCCACGGTCGAACAGGTCGACTCGCGCGGCCTGTACGTCGAGGTGCCCCTGTCGGACACGTCGTACAACAACGACCTCATCGCCCTGATGCGCGACGGCGCCCTCGACGGAATGAGTTTCCGGTTCTCCGTCGTGAACGAGCAGTGGGACGAGCCCCGCAACGGGATGCCCGAGCGGACCATCACCGAGCTGCGCCTGTTCGAGTACGGCCCGGTGACGTTCCCCGCCTACGAGGCCACCACCGTGGGCCTGCGGTCCGCCACCGAGTTCTCCTGCTGGCGTGACCTGCCCAGCGACAAGCGTTCCGAGATCGCCCGCCTCGTGGGCATCTCGTTCGATCTCCGCACCCTGGACCCGGAGCCGGCCACGGCCACTCCGACAGAGGGCCGCGACGCGTCACCCGAGGAGCCGGCCGACGGCCACTCCGAGGCACCCACCCCTTCCGGCACCGACCGACGCGAAGCCGCCCGTGCGGCCCTGCGGCGGGAACGGGCCCGACAGATTGGAGCCATCCGATGAACGACAAGCTCATCGAGCTCCGCAGCCACCTCGACGCCCTGCGCGCCGAGATCGCGGAGTTCGCAGACGCCGACGTCCTGGACGAGGCCGCCGAGGCGCGCTTCGACGAGGCCGTCACCGAGTTCGAGACCGTCCAGGCCGACCTCGTCAAGCTCGAGGAGCGGGCCGCCAAGGTCAGCGCGATCCGCACCGCCCCGGTGCGCGAGCAGGCCGTGAGCCCCACGGTGATCGTCCGCACCGAGCGCAACATCTTCGACCTCAGCGACATCCGGTCGATGGAGCCCAAGGCCGCCAAGGCCGAGCTGCGCGCCCGTGCCCTCGACGCGATCGAGCACGCCCCCGAGCACCTCAGCCACGACGCCCGGGAGACCGCCACCCGCCACGCGGAGCGGTCGGCCGGCATCGCGGAGCACATCCTCCGCACCGGTTCCCCCGAGTACCACCAGGCGTTCGAGGACTACATCACGGGCACCGAGACCGGCGTCCCGGGTGCCGAGGCCCGTGCGGCCATGAGCCTCACGTCCGCCAACGGCGGCTACCTGGTCCCGTTCACCCTGGACCCGACCGTGATCCTCACCAACGACGGGGCCGTCAACCCGTTCCGCGCAATCTCGCGGGTGGTCACCACCACCACGAACTCGTGGAACGGCGTGAGCTCCGCCGGGGTCACCGCCGAGTGGCTGGCCGAGGCGACCGAGGCCGCCGACGCGTCCCCGACGTTCGCCCAGCCGTCGATCACCGCGCAGAAGGCCGCCGCCTACGTCCAGGCGTCGTTCGAGGTCGCGGCCGACGGGGCCGGCGTGGCGGCGGAGATCGCCATGCTGATCGCGGACGCCAAGGACCGCCTCGAGGCCACGGCCTTCGCGACCGGTTCCGGTTCGGGCCAGCCCAAGGGCATCGCCACCGTCATCGCCGCCACCACGGCGTCGCGGGTCGCGGGCTCGTCGGGTGCGGCCGGTGCCGCCGACCTGGTGGCCGCCGACATCTACGCGGTCGACAACGCCATGGCGGCCCGCCACCGTGGCAACGCCGCATGGATCGGCTCGCGCGCCGTGCTGAACAAGGTCCGTCAGCTCGCGACCGGCTCCGGTCCGCAGCACGCGTTCTGGACCGACTTCGGCGGCGGCCTCCCCGCCAACCTGATCGGCTACCCGGTGTACGAGGCGTCGGCCATGGACACGACCATCGTGTCCGGGTCGAACGACGACGTGCTGATCCTGGGCGACTTCGCCACGGGCTACGTCATCGTCGACCGGGTCGGCCTGTCCATCGCCTACAACCCGCTGGTGCTCGGTGCGAACCGTCGCCCGTCGGGTGAGGTCGGCTGGTTCGCGACGTGGCGGGTCGGCGGCGACGCCGTCAACGCCAACGCGTTCCGCGGCCTGCGCCTGTAGGTCATCGCCTCGTCGTCGCCGGCCCCGGGGTGACCCCTCGGGGCCGGTCGACGGCCTCACAGGAAGGACAGCCACATGGCAGCCCCCATCCACGGGCGCAAGGGACGGCTCTACGTCGGCCTCGCGTCCTCCACCGCCACGGCCGAGCCCATCGCGAACCTGCGCAGCTTCTCGCTCGAGAGCAGCACAGACGACGTGGAGACCACGTGCCTCGGCGACGCCAACAAGAAGTACGCCTCGGGGCTGCCGGACATCGGCGGCTCGTGGGCGGGCTTCTGGGACAGCGACTCGTCGCTGTTCAGCGCCGCGGTCGACGGCCAGCCGCGCCGCTTCTACCTCTACCCGACGACGGCGATCACGACCACCTACTGGTTCGGGACCGCCATCTTCGACATGAGCCTGGAAGCGTCGGTCGACGACTCGGTCAAGACCAGCGGATCGTTCAAGGCCGCCTCGGACGTGTCCAAGGTCGGCTAGTCATCCGACGTCACGGGGCGGCCCACCGGGGCCGCCCCGTTCGTCGTCTACCCATGGGAGGCCGCCCATGTCCCAGACGATCGCGAAGATCGTCCGACGTCTCCGACGTCGTCCCCTGCCCGTGACCGCCCCGCCGGTCGAACGGGCCACCGCCGCTCCCGGCGAGCTGCGCCAGACCCGGGTGCCGCGTGCCGAAGCGTAAGCGCATCCAGATCGCCCAGCCGGCGACGGCCCCGATGGCGCCGCAGCGGGTCATGGTGGCGTTCCCCTACGGGACGTTCCAGGGCTCGTTCGTGACGTCGCTCGTCATGATGCTCGTCCACGACGCGCACCACCAGGGCCACATCGTGCGCCACGGCTACTACCTGGCCCACGAGACCACCAACATCCCCCACGGTCGAAACCAGATCGTCCGGACGTTCCTCGACGAGACCGACGCCGAGTGGCTGTGGTTCGTCGACACCGACCAGACCTTCGACGCCGACATCCTCGACCGGATGCTCGACGCCGCCGACCCGCGCGAGCGTCCGATCCTCGGGGCGCTGGTGTTCTCCTACTCGCGCGGCGACGCCCAGGAGGTCGTCCCCACCCTGTGGACGGTCCACGACGGGGCGTTCGTGCGCATCACCCAGATCCCCGCCGGTCAGCGGTTCCTGACCCTGGCGGCGACCGGGACGGGTTGTGTGCTCATCCACCGCACGGTCCTCGAGGCGGTGCGGGACCTGCCGGTCCCGACCCGGCCCGACGTCACCTTCGGCGCCACGTCGTGGCCGTGGTTCCAGTATTCCGACTGGGTGAATCCCGACGGCCGTCCCGACGTCATGGGCGAGGACCTCACGTTCTTCCTGCGCGCCGCCGCGGCCGGCTACCCGACGACGGTCGACACCACCATCGAGGTCGGCCACGTCAAACGGACCGAGATCACCCGCGCCACCTACGAACGCCAGCCCATCGCCCCGGCCGCCCTCCCGACGTTCGTGGTGATCCCGGTGCGATCCAAGCACCACCTCACCGACGCCCTCATCGGCCAGCTCCTCGACCAAGGCGGCGCCGACGCCATCTTCGTCATGGACAACGGCGCCGACACCGA